TGTAGAATATGGAGCGCCAAAACAAGGATCTCTTGTTTGACCAGCCAGCTGGACTACGTCCGCCGAACACTATGGTGAGCCACTTTCGCTGGTCTTTTGAAAACCAGCCCTCTTGAGGACAAGAGTAGCAAGACTGAAAGTAGTCGAAGAAACGACAAAACGCTTCTGAAAACATGGCCCCACCAAGCCACAATCCTACTAACCTGGACATGGAGGTACCCACGTCAGGAGGGACATTCTCAGGATAGAGAGCGAGTTTGAACCATTCATCATCGTCTCGGTAGGCGTGTCCATTCCTATACCTTGTGCCGAGAACTTTGAAATCACATGGATCTTCTTTGACATCACACTTCTCTACCTTTAGATTCATGTTAAGAGCATCAGCATCAACCTGAGCCTTAACCAAATCCATAACAACAGGCGATCTAAACGCACTGTCATCTCCAAGGACCTTAAGGTTACGCACCTCAACGCCTTGGCATCGCGCCAAGTACTTGGTGATAATAAAATTCACCACACTGTCGATGATCTGTGTAAAGTACGAGCCAGATGGAACACCGTGATGCTTGCGAAACATTCGGCCATCTGGCATAAGGATGGGAGTATTAATAAAGTAGTACTTCATTCCGTCCCAGACATTCCGCCACTTCTGGCGTGAGCGCTTTGTTGTGGGTTTCCCCTTCCAATTCAACCAATCTACATTTGAATGTAGTATGTCAAACGCAACGTGGATAATCCACGCTGGTACCGACGTGTCGAAAGCGCCAAAGTCAAGGCCGTGAAGTTTTTCTCCTTCCCGGTAGTTCGTCAGCCACTCGCTATACAAGCGTTGAGAACCTTTCCCGATGAGAAGTGGACCATTCGGAAGTTCCATCAGCTTCCTATACATGACAGGAGCCCATAGTCCTTCGACTACCAACATCTCAGCGGGATAAACCCACACTAATCTAGTCTTCGGGTCATCTGCTGGCGACATATGACCACGCTGACCAGAAGTACAGACGGGGAACCGTACCATACGTGGGTCAAAACGACCTTTCCCACCCTGCTTCATTCGATGCCCAAGCCATCGTGCCTCAGTATAGATCTCCGACATCACCTCGGATTTACGTTTCCCTGGAAAGGAAACACCGGCTGAAGTGTCAGTTTTCATATGTTCCCCCACTTGATGCCAATCCAAAGGACTGATCTTGTAAGGTAACCTGAAAGCAGTGCGAGCCTCACCAATGGACTCAACCATGGCAGCTCTTTGTTGCGCATTTAAATCAGTAAAGCGAGAAACCTCTTCACCATAGCGGAATAAGGCTTTATACATACCCGGTACGCCCTCAGGGCGTCGGGTGAAACCATAAATCCGGTCGTAGGTTTCCCTATCGTGAAGTTTCAGGGAGGAACGAACCCAGCTATCAGTGTTTCCCGAAGGCGTGTAAGCCTGGTAACCACCATAGCGGGCAATTTCTTCCAACCCTGGATATGTTCTTTTGGTTAGACGGAACGCATCCAATGACTTAGGTCTGAAAAACCTGGGGCCATCGAGTGCTTCAACGAAAGGGAGAACACCCAAATCGTACTCGTCGTAAGAATCGAAAATTACATTTGAACTCATGTAGCGTTTTCTATTTGAAACAGGAATATTCACATTCGTG